GATGTGCTTGATGCGTATTCCTTGAGGTCGCACTTGATTGACAGGTTGTAGCTGCGAACATCGTCAAGTTCGACGAAGCCCGCACCCGTATCAAGCTTAACTTTCATGGACAGCGAGCTGGGCGGATCGGGAATGGTAGAGTCGGTGATTGTTCCGGTGGCATGGGTCAACGCACCATTTCCCGAAAAACTGACCGTTACGCCTTGAATGTCGCCGCTCTCTTGATTAACGGCCAACGTAATGTCGGACACAATCGCAGTACCGGTGACCTTCTTGGCGCCGTCATAGCCAACGAAAGTGAATGACTCCCCTGGCATCACAGATGACGAGTAGCCGTAAAGCGTGTGACTGCCGGACCAATCTTTGATCCCGCCGACCTGTCCTTCACCGCCAAGGGTGTTGCCAGCGCTGTACGGCTTGTTTTCTTCGGTTTCGTTGATGCTCCACTCTCGAACGGTTGAAAAACCGTTAACGGTCCCGCCCATGCCGGTAAATGTAGCCATGGTGATACTCCTGTTTGGGGTTCACCATGTGGTTCACTTGTGGGGATCAGGACTGTAGTGAGGCGGTGTCAAACCAGACCTCAATTTCCACGCCGATCACCGTGTACCAGCCGTTGGATATGCCGTCAGGATCAGCCGTAGGGGCTTGGCCTTGCACAGCCTTGATATTGCGGATGAAGTCGAGGCCGAGTGGCTTAGCGGGCGGCGTCACATTCCAGATAGCTGCGACGGCTTTCATGATCTCCCACTCGACGGGGAATGCCTGGGCAGTGATATCGACTTCGCCGGTGCGAATCTCAAAGCGGAATTGACGCTTGAACGAACTGCCATTGCTGGTGCGAAAGATGTGTGGGTCTACGGCATCAGCAACCACGGCTACACACGGCACATCTGCGGCTTGCAAGGTGGATTTGCGGATGCGGTTGTCGAAGCGAATGCGATTGCCGGGCTTGACCAGATCGGTAAAGCTGCTGCGGGATTCGAGGACATTCCATAATGCGGTGAGGACTTGGCCCCAGGGTTCAGCAGGTGCGGCCATAGTGTGATACTCCTATTTGGTAGCCCGCATCAGGTCGCGGATCATGCCATCGGTGGTTTGCTTGTCGGGGTCAACAATGATGCGACGTACAGGGTTACGGCCCTTGCCGAATTGATGGATTCCTGCGATGTCTGCCACACTGAGTGAGCGTTTGCCACTCCGATGTTTGGCTGATTTTCCTTTTAGAAAACCGACTTGCATGCCATTGCTGATAAATTTCCAGTTGTCAGAACGCGATACATCGAGCGTGTTAATCAACGTTCCAGTGTCTTGCAAGATTGATACCTTGCCAGCTGCCATTAACTTGGCGCCAATTTGATTACGAGTGTCTATTTGAGCGCCAGCCGACCTTAGCTTCCTTGCTGCATGAGCCCTTGCAAGTGCGACTACTTGCTTGTTTGTGGCAGACTTATTCATCTTGTCTGCCAAGCTCTTTTTGGCGCGATTAAAAGCACGTCGGTAATCTTTTTTTTGATCTGCATTCAGGCCGGAAAGTCTTGATGTGTAACTGATAGCCTTCTTTGTGTCTTTGCCTTTATGGTTGCGGGCAAAAATTGTGGCAGGCTTCAAACCTGGCCAATCACCGCCACCTTTGGAGTTTGTCTTGTATCTCCGCTTGATATATTTCAGGTACCGCTTGCGCCATTGGTTCATCACAGGCCGCATTTCTGGCGACTTCGGATTGCGGAACCGTCGCTTGTATGCTTCGAGCGGTTTGAGGTTGAGCGTTACCGTGTTGTGGATGCGGAACATGGTTGCTTTCCGGGGTCACACGACAAATGGAATATTGACGCCATCGGTCGCTTTGACCGCGTTGATCATCAAGCCGCCCTCAGCAATGCGTTGCAACATGGATTCTGCACGCTTGCGATTGGCTGAGTAGCGGTTGTACGGCCTGCCCTCATCATCCCTGTCATCCAGACCACGAGCTTCGTACAGCCAGCAGCCTGCCAGCGTCGCAGCGATGTCAGTGATCAGAGCCAGTGATTTGCCGGGTTGGGCGGTCAGTGGCACGGTGTAGTCCGTGTTGTCGAGCACCGCATCGATCATGGCGTCTGCAACCGCAATGCCGCGCGCGATGCGATTGGTGATCTTGGTGGCGTCCTGATCGTTGTCCATATCGCCCCATGTGGCAACATTATCAACGCCAAAGATGTCCTCAATGTTGGTGCGGGTTGAATATGACATGGTGTATGCTTTCAGGTTTCCGGCGGCGGTGCCTAAAAAAACTGCCCGACCTGGGATGATTCAGGCCGGGCAGCAGGATGACGACCTCTCACACGGTGAGGTATCAGGATGATCAGTTGGAGCTGTGACCGCGAACCAGCACGCCGGGGCGGGTGCAGATGGTCAGCGGATTGGATTCAGCCAGCAGGTCAATGCCAGATTCATCACGACGACCGAGCTGCCGGGCATACATGCGTTGGCCGATTGTATTGACCGCGGACATGAAGTTGCCTGGGGCCGCGTAGTGCTTGAACAGATCCATTACGCCGACAGGAAAGAAGCGGGCATCACCATCGGGGATGAAGTCCACGCTTCCGACTTTGCCACGGTATTCTTCGAAGATGATCTTGCCGAACTGGAAACCACTGCGGTTGTCAGCACGGAGGAAGTCGCCATTCATCCAGCGATCAAACGCGGCCGTGACCTTGGCATGACTGGTGAGCTTGTCGAAGAAGGTGGCAGAGCAGAGACAGTGAATGTGATCGTAGGTTGCGCCGCCGAGAACGGTTTCAATGTCGCGGGCGACCTCCAGGCACTTCTTCTTGATGTCCGTGGTGGACGTGCCCAACACAAAGTCCACAGCAGTTTCGGTCAAGCCGAACTCGGTGAACAGGTTGAACAACACGGTTGAGCCATCGGAGTCGAGTACCTTACCTTTGACAGCACCGAGTTTCATGTGCTCGATGGTGGCTTCCATGCTGTCACGCATGCGGGTGAGGCGTTGATTAATGATGGTGGCAGCAACAGCCAATTGCTCACTTCCGGGTAGCGCCAACAGATTTTGCACGTCACCGGGAAGAACCACATCAGCGGCAGGAATATGCGGGACAGGAAATGCCCGGACGTTTTTCTTGTCGTGGCTCATCTGAGTTGGCGTGTCGCCACGTGCCTTGGTGGGCAGCAGGGTGATGGTGCCGTTGTTGTAGCCGACGACCGCCGTAGTGGTGTTGATTCCCTCGAAGTCGAACAGGCCCATCTGCTCGATACGGCGGGGCTGGTGGGGCAGGATGTTGATGGTTTTGGTCATCGACACTGCCGAAAATGCGTTGGTTTTGAAGATGTCGAGCATGTTCGTTTCCTTGAACAGAGGGTTCTGTCAGTTGAGATTGTCAGTTAAAGCGAGTCTTTCGAATATCACGCACACTTGATACCAAGAGCCAGCAGAGCAGCCACGGCGTCATCTTCGGTGCCATCGCCAAACGCCAGTTCAGTCTGCTTGACCACTGCCGGGCCACGGACCAGACAGATGCAGGTACGTGTGGTATCCGTTGCAGCGACTTGCCCCAGAGCGATGGCCGAAGCCAAAGCACCGTCGCCTGCCGCATTGAGGATGTCATATTCACCGGTTTCGGACGTGGATGCCGCAACTCCTTCGACGGAGTTGGCGATGGTGATGCCGACTTCCGCACTGGAGTCAGTTACGGCATTGTCCACGGAGACGGCGACCGCTTGCGCAGCCAGGTCGGCCGCAAATGTCAGGGTGTAAGCAACACCTGCCGTGCCGGACACAACCACATCGCCAGCGGTCACGCCAGTCAGACCTTCAAGGGCAGTTTGCAGATTGGCGGTGGAGACGTTGTACGCCTGGGCAGCGGTTACCTCACCATTGAGGCCCACAGCAAACGTGCCGCCATCAGGCGTGCCGCCAAAGGTAATCACAGTGACCTGGTCGGTTGCAGCCACGGCATCGGTATCCTTGTGCAGGACGCTACCGAAGTCAACAGCCACGCTATCTTTGATGGTCAGCAGTTCACGGCAGTATCCTTGCTCGTGGAGGATTTCGCCACGCAGCACGTCGCCAATGAGCTTGCCTTCGGTGAGATTCGTTGAGTAAGTCATGATTCAATTCCTTGGTATCCCGACATGGCGGGTTTTGTTTCGAGTTCAACAGTTAGCCAACAGATCACTTTTTGGCAGCGGCTGCACGGGCCTCGGCATCGGCAAGCAATGCGTTTTCAGTGCCGTCACTGCCATCGCCCGGAATCTGCCGAGACAACGTGATGGTCTGCACACCGGTCTTTTCGCCCATGAGTTTGGCAAGATCAGCCGCCTTGTTTTCAGCAAGGATGTCGACAATCTTGGCATAGGACGGACGGTCCTGGCCATCACCGATGCTGAGCATGATCGGCGTGGACAACTCAGCTTCGAGCTTGTCCTTGACGGCCGGGGTGATGCAGCACTTTTCGACCAACGAGCCGAGCTTCGTGCTCAGCGCGTCCTTGGACAGGGCCAGCACTTCGCGGGACAGCTGCACCGGGGCAGCTGGGGCAGCAGCGAGTTTGGCTTGTAAGTCGGTGACGACCTGCTTGGACTTGTCCAGGTCAGCCTGCAAAGCGGTCAGCTTCGCCGGGGCTTCGAGGCTGAGCATGATCGCCTCGGCGACCTTGGCGTCAGCAGCGTCGGCTGGCAGGTTGAGTTTCTTTTTGGCGGCTGTGATCTGTTCCGGGGTGAGCATGTCACTCTCCTGTGTAGGTGTTTTGGTTACGTCAGGTTGATTGAGCGAAAAAATAATCAGGTGTGGTGCGGCGGTGTCAGATTGAGACGCAGCAATGGGTACGAAATCGCCCTGGCCGGAGATCACGGGCTTACGCACGACACTGATGGCGGTGATAGCCTCTCCGTAGCTGTTGCCCTTGCCATCTTTGACGTTGGGTTCGATCTCGATGGACACCTCTTTGACTCGCTGGCACAATTTAGCCGCTTCGTCGTCGGCCGCCGTGCTGTCGAACATCAGCAGGTCACCATCCATGTCAAGGGCGTCCACACTGCCGATCTTCGACTTGGCACCACGTTGGTGATCGATGGTCAGATCGACACTCACGCCGTTGGATCGCATGAGCTTGTTCTTGGCAACCCACTCGGCAATCCGCTCGGGCGTGATCTTAAGGTGAAGGTCTTCGCCAGTGATGGGATTGCGGGCCACCCAGTTGCCAACCCGGGCCGCGTCTTTGCGGAAGCGATAGCCACTTGTGGTCGATAGGCTGATTGGCTCAGTGCCAGTGCAATTCAGAGCGTAGGGAACGAGGATATTACCCAAGGTACACCCCGGCTTTCGGTAGGTGTGCGGGTGGGCCGGGATTGAACTCTGGATCGAGCGTGCGGGCGCGGTGCCAGTCGGTCACCAGGTCGTCGAGTGCAGCAAGAGCAGAGTCACCCAGGCCGACGACGCGCGGCTCAGCACCGAAAGACTGGGCGCGAAACCCATCCTCAGATGGCGTGATTTCAATGATGATGGTGTCAGTGGGCATCGACAGGCGGTTGCCTGCCGGGAATCAGAGGTGGCGTAGGGCGGTGTCAGAGGGATTGTTCGGCAAGGTACTTCTGACGCTGGCGTTCCTTGAGGAAACCATCGGGGTCGGCTTCAAATGCAGGAATATCGCTCTCGTTAATTGCGACTTTATCGCCACCAGTGAAGATGGTATTAACTACTTGCTCGGCCGTAAACTGATCTATGCTTGGCGTGTCCTGCATGACCACATCAACAGCTTGGTCGAAGTCCAAATCTAAAAGTTGCAGTGGTGTGTGCATTATTTTGACCATCCTAAACCATTAAACATCTTGTCGAACGCACCAGAAATCTCGTTGAAATCATCATCATCCCACTGATAAGCAACATCTTTCCTTACTCGCCACTCGTTTAACTCTTCTAATATCTTCGCATTTTTAGATTTAATTGCAATATGTTGTGAGTACCCACGCGCAAAAAGCTCGTTGTCATCCAACAAGTAATTAAGGTGTTTAATCATGGTTTTGTCTTTGGCAGCAACATATTCAGCTCGCTTAGCTTGTAGTTTTGCATAAGCTTTAGACTTTTTAATCTGCTCAAGAACAACACTTGTCTGGCCACCTGTTTCAGAGTCAAACTTGCCGGGCGTACCGATTCCGTGGTGGTCAAGATAGTGCCCCATCTCATGCAGCATGGCGAATCCTTGGCGATTGCCCTTTGTTGTCAGTTTGAATTGGAACGGTGATCCAGTGTATTCGCCGAATACATATTGACCATATATTGAACTATTGGTGTCTTTTACATCCAGAGCCTTCATTCCCTTTGGAACACCATGCACACTATTGATGGCGTCCATCGCGTCTTTAATTGGCTTTGTGTTTTTACTGCGTGGGGCAATATTGACGAGGTTTTCCGCGTGCTGCAAATCTACCTTTGGTTTGGGCAATACTGGCTTAGCAACTACCTCCGTCTTCTCGACCGGCTTGGAAGCAGTATCTGGCTTTTTGATTGGCTTGGGCGTTTCTTTGGGCTGCTGTGGTTTTGGATCTGCTTTTGGCTCTACTGTTTTCTTAGGTGCAGGCTTGGTTTTTGGTTTTTCAGGTGCAACAGGTGCAACAGGTGTTTCCTGTACGACCAGTTTAGGAACGACTGGAATTGGCTTGTCCGCTGGAGCAACAGGCTTGATCGGCAATGGCTCAATCTTCGGTACGTTGTAAGACTGACCCGGATTGAACCCAAACCCACGATCCGCTTCAGGCTGGAACGTCACTCCGTCCACCGTCTTTGGCGCAGGCAGGATGATCTTGCTTTCTTTGGCCAGATCGTCACCCTCGAATATTTCCAACGCCTGGCATCGGCACGACCAACCATTGGGCGGCCAGTTGGTCTGCCAGAACGAATGATCCTTGGGCAGCCGCACGCCATCCATCGCGGCGTGGCTGGATCGCACGCGGTCGTCACCCACCGTGCTGTACTCGAATCCCCACAATATGTCATCGATTTCGGGCTCGTGCAGTGCAGCCCACCGTCCTGCACCATAGGCAAGCTGGGTCTGGGTGCGGAAGATGTTCTCAAGCGTGTAGCTGTTTTCAGGTGTGATGCCAGCGGCAGTGAACACGCCCTGCAACTCGCGGATACCCTCGGTGACATGGGCTTGACGCTGGGTCAATTCCAGCATCTTGGTGGTGATGCGGCCTTGTGTGGCCCTGTTCATGTCGTGCAGCTTGGCCAGCACATCAGGCACAAAAGCATCACGCAATTGATCGATAGACAGGTCACCCACATGCATCTGGGCCTTGAGTGCCTGGATCGCGTTGTCATACGCGGTGCTAAGCTTGACCGTCTTGGCCTGGTGTGCTTCGACCGTCTTGAGTACCCGCCAACGCGCAGTCAGCCATGCGGCAACCATTGCATCGGCCAACAACGGAGCCATGTCGCCAAGTGGTTCACGGATCGCGCCAGATGGATCATTGCCAGCCCTGTACGCTTGCAACGCAGCCATACGGACCTTGCGACCAATCTTGCCAGCAGCGACCGTGCCGATATTTTCCAGACGGGCGCAGTCGGCATCGAGTTGGGCAGCGTATTGGCGGCGTTCCGGGGAGACGGTCATGGGTCACCCCTTGGAGATAATTCGACTGGCTTTGGATTCATCCACACCCATAGCAAGCAGCAGTGCCAACGCCTGCTCAGACGTGATGGTCCGGGCTGTGAGTCGTTCGATGATGTTCAGAGCAGCCGTGATCTGGGCACCATTAAGGCCAGCAGTTGTGGCAATTCCTGAATCACCGACCTGCTGATTGGCATCAGGCGATGAGTTCATATCACCAACACGCTTTGTCAGATCATTGAGGATTGAATCGGCAGGATTGCCGGTGTCGGGCGGTGTCACTGTGGCTACATCAGGCAGCATGGGCAGGCTGGTCGATTCGATGATCTGCTGCACATCTGCATAAATCTTGATTTCCTCACGACCATCAGGTGTGGACATCATGGCTTTGACCAGATCGCGGGCAAACTGGACGCTGGCATCTTGCAATGGGTTGGGTTCGAAGTAGACGGACCCGCGCGCATCCTCACCGAAGTTGAGCACCAGCAGTTGATCGACAACGTGCCAATTGACCACGCGAGACGTGTCACGAAGTAGTTTCTCACCATCAAGTAGACCGAGATCGCCATGAGTTTGGGCTTCGGCCTTGGTGCCGAATTGACCTTCCAATGCCGAACGTTCGGGACGCAGGTAGCCACGGAATTTGAGTGAGTCCAGATATCGCAGACGGTCCCCGAATCCAGGCTGGCGGGAACCCTTGTCCTCCATCAACTCAATAGACCATTCCTTGCCATCCAGTCCATCGTCCATTGCTCGTTTGTTGGGCACTGCGATGCCATGACCAGCCGCAATAGCGTCCAATACACCTTTGGCAATTTCGTAATTATCGCGCTCGATGCCATTCTTATCCGGTGATTTACCGGGTGGGTAATGGATCACTGGCATGACGCCAGCGATCTTTCGGTCGTACCTTGCAGCACCTTCATTGGCTTGACGCCACCACGACCATGTTTCACGGATGTTTTCCAGACGCGCCCGGCCGTAGTGGTTGTCACCATAGCGTTCATTGGTGAATAACAACGCTTTCTCTACAGGCAGCGACACAGACGATTGCTTGAAACCTTGGAATTTTCCACCGGTATCCACATTGATGTGTGTGATGTCATGCATCAGGGGCTTGAGTTTCTTGAGGACAAACTTACCGCCAGTGATGTCAAACACCTTCTCAAAGCCAGACCAGCCATAGTCAAGGCTGAGCAGTGCATTCTCAACAATGGTCGAAACCATCGGGTCCAGCATTTCCTCAATGAACGCTACCCGATCCTCAGGCGTGCCCTCGCGCGAGCTGACGGACCACGTGTTGTTGACCAGCGGGGCCATCACCACCGCGCGTGCCAGGGCGATTGTCGGGTCCATGAGCATCTGGCGATAGGTCTGGTACGTGCCTGCGGGAATCGTATCCAGCCCGGGAATCTGCATCCACGTGGTCAGGCCAACGGAAGCACCTTGGGCGCCGGTCTGTTCGCCGATTTCGGGCTTGGCGTTGAGATTGGTGGGATGATCAGCCATTAGACCTGTTCTCCAGGGCTTTCACGCGGGCTTCCAGGTCGGTGAGTTTGCTGGCAGCTTTCCATGTGATGCCACAGGCGATGAGCACCAGGCCAAGCGGGATGAGTGAGCTTTCACTGACGACCGTGGCGGTGGCAAGTGTGGCGGTGGCAAGGGCGGCTGATGTGGCGCGTAGGGCGATGAGTTCAATCACGGGCGTTCTCCGTCCGGGGTGTCAGGGTTGTGACAGGTGGTTGGAGAAAAAAAGTTTGCGTGGACGTGGGGCGGTGTCACACATTCACCCTTCCACCCGTTTGCAGAACCTGCATCGGCCTGATGCGATGTACTCGATACCGTTCCGCATCACTGGCATGTGTCAGCGTTTGGTCGGTGTCTTTGTCAGGTTTGCCATGCTCATTGGGCATGACCTCTTTAAGGTCACGGATCAGTTTTGTGCATCGTGGATGAATCAGCCAGTGTACATCTCCATCGATGTCGCAAAGGGCATCATTCACCTCCATAATCGAGCCGAGTAGATCAGGGGCTTGCTTGGGCACACGCTTATAAATCGGCACACCGAGTTTTCCAAGCATCCTGCGCATAACCTTGTAACCGGTATCACTGGTGTACTCGGACTCAGAGTTGCCAGCCGTGTCGCCAAAAATGTGTATTTCGGGAAACTCCTTGCCTTGGGCATTGGCTGGCCACCAGCGGTCAGTGAAGTCCTTCATGATCTGGATCGTGTCCCATCGGTCGCCATAAAGTTCGTCGACCGTAGTGATCATGTCTGCCTGCTCATCGTAATGACCAATGAGCACATGCGTTCCGGGGTTTTTATTGAAGTCAATGGAGATATGCAGGGGCCAAGCGGGATTGAGTGACACGCTGTTGCTGACATTACGCACTTCGCTGAAATCACTGTACAGATTGCCATCACTCAATCCTTTAGGGTCTTGCTGGAACACAGCGTCCCAAATGGCCTGTGACTTCTTACTGCTGATAAGCGACTCATACGACCGAAGTCGCGGACATAGCGGCTTGTTGACTGGCCTACACATTGGATCGTTTTTTTCAGCCAGAGCAGGAAGACGAATCAGCTGCCAGTCGTCTGGGTGATCTTTGAGTAGATAGCCTGACAGGTCGTCTGGGTGCCAGCGGGTGTGCAGGACGATCATAGTCGTGTCTTCCTGCTTGCGGGTGTAGAACTCCGCATCAAACCAGTTTCGTACCTTCTTGCGAATCTTTGTTGACCACGCATCCTCCCAGCCCTTGTATGGGTCATCAATCAGGCCCACGTCCATTGAGAAGCCAGAGATAGCACCGCCAATGGTTGTGCTGTACAGGCCGCCCATGCCCGTGTGGGTGTACCACCTGCCAACAGCCTTGCTGTCTGCCTTGAGATTGGTGTTGAGTTCGGATCGATTGATAAATTGATCACGGACGAATCCGGAATGACCAAGGATCAGATCAGATGAATAGGACGTGCTGATCACACGCTTATCCGGCCAATGCTCCAGAATCCACACGATCAACCAGCGACAAAGAAACCAGCTCTTCCCATGCTGCGGGGGCAGATTGATGATCAGCCGCCCCTTGCCTTTGCGGATGGCACGGGTCACGATGTGGGCGATGTAGGCGATGTGCTCAAACACCTGGTACTGCAACGCCGGTGGATCGTCCCGCGTCACCCATGCAGCAAACCAGTCTGGGCGCGAGCAGGCGACTTCGCGGGGGACTTTGTGCCAGTCGATAGGTTGCACGGCGGTGTCATTCACTGTCGTCCTCATCTACCGCGCCGGTGGGGAGGCCATAAGCGATGCCCAGGGCTTGAGCATGGCCAGCCAATTCTGGATCGCTGGCAATCTCCGTGGCTTTGGCGGGGTCGATCATCTGGGTTTGGATGGGGCGACCATCTTTGCCGGTGACCTCATGCTTAAGCGGTGCTTCGAGCCCCATGATCTTGTCAATGCGCTTCTGTGCCCGCACCTTGTCGAGCAGGGAGGCACGCGGATCATTGAGGATCGAGCGATATAGGCTCAGACTGCGAGCCAGCATCGCCTCGCGGGTTTCGTCGAGTTCTGCCATGAGCAGATCACGGGCGGTGGCAATATCGCGTTCGGTGGTGCGATAGCTGCTGGCAAACTGGTCGCGGCATGCTTCCTTGATCTCCCCCTTGGTGTGACCGTGTGTGAGCATGTGCAGAACGAGGTCAAGACGTAGTTGTTTTTCCTGTTGTGTGGCCATAGCAACAGGTGATTGTCGGTTTGCGACAGAAAATGTGGCGGGGCGAGGCTATCCAACTACCACCGGTGCCACAGGCCCAACCGAGTCCACCACGACCGACGGAACATCTGACCAAACCCCATAACCACTGGCATCATACGGACGCACGCGAAGCCGCTTGGTGTGACCGTGGGTGAACGGCCCAACCGTCGCCTCAGTGATGTACGCGCCGTTGCCGGTCGCGGTGACGGTACCGATCACCTGGTGTGTCGCGGCGTCATAGACCTGGAATGCTGTCGGATTGCGATGCCATGTCTGCCGGTCCTCCAGTGTGATCGTGAGGAACACGTAGCCACCGGCCAATGGGACCGCAGCAAGCGTGTTAATCTCCCGCAATTGACTGAGCACGTGGCCATCGGCATCAAACTCGACTTTGATACTTGCCTGTGCTGACTCGTTGCCGTATTGATCGACGTAGGACACGGCGAGCGTCCACAAGCCTTGCGGGAAGATACCCTCAAGGTCAAGCTGCTTGGTCGGGGCTGCAATGACGCGGTGAACGTAGCCACTCTCGTAAACCAAGAAGCAACTTGCAAGGTTGGCCAGCCGATCAAACGTCGCGTCAGGCACACTCACCGACACATCAATCGGGTCGGGAATGATCAACAGGTCTTTGAGGAATAGAGCATCAGGGACACTGATCGTGATATCAATAGGCGTCACGCCCAATTCGACAACAGGCTCAATTGACAGCGTTGCAGTTGCCATGCTAACCGTGACATCGATGGCGGTGGTGCCAAGTGAAATCACTTGTGCAATCGACATGGTTGCGTCGGGGACTGCGATAGTGACATCAATGGGATCGGGCGTGATCACCAGATCGACAATGGTGACAATCGTTGCATCCGAGAGCGTGATGCTGACATCGATTGGCGATACGGTTAAGACTTTGGCCAGACCAGACCATGTCGCATCAGGCACCGTGATCGATACGTCAATCGGAGATGTTCCAAGTGCTACATACCCCGTGAAGTCCGCATCCAATGCATTATTGGCGGCAGGTGTATAAACCACCAACACCGCGTCCAGAGCATTGTTTGCAGGGGGCGTGTAGACAGGCATGGGTTATGCAGGCACCGCAGGAACGTTGATGTACCAAGTCGCACCAGATAACACAACATCACTGCCACTAGTAGCACCGTCCGCAACAGCCCAAGCACGAACAAGTTGACTGTCTGTGTCATCACTTGTCCCTTCGATGATCAGGATGGCGTTGAGAATCGTGTCGCCTGCCGCAACAGATGTCCATGTGATGTCGTCAAGAACGATAGCAATGCGGTTGTTTGCTGCATCTTCGGTTACAGTAAAGCCAGCAGTTTTTCGACCGCTGCCACCCCATCCACCAGCATAGCCAGTCAAGCTGATTTCGGCATCCAGCGGATCACTGGCTCCGCCCGCATCAACAAAGTCGTGCTCGTTGTCAGGGGTATAATCTGAATTGCAAAGCATCACCTTGAAAGTGTGGGCTGCAATATACTCTTCGACCATTTGCTTGTCTGCGGATAAGTATGCTGTGTTTGCCATGATATTAAGTCTCTATGTAAGAGTGAGGGGTAGCGGTGTATTTGGTGCCACCATCGATATATTCGAACGTGACTTCGTAGTTTTTTCCGAGCTTTGCGATGTGCGACCAGTTGCCGCTGGCGTCAGTGGTTTCGGTGGCTTGCGTCGCATCAGTGTTGTTATATACGTTGACTGTCGCACCTTCGATGGGCGATCCTGATAGTGTGACAGTACCGGACAGCGGCGATCCAAGTGTGGCATCGGGAATAGTAATCGTGACATCAATCGGTGTCGTGCCAAGTGCAGTGTTTTCATCGCCATAGACTGCCGCGTCCCATGCTGCGGCCGCATCGGCCTCAATGTTGTACCGCGTCGTAATTTGTGCATCGCTGACAACATCACTACGGATGCGCAGCATTGACAGATCAAACAATGCACCATTTATAAAGCTGGGCCGATTGCCTATCAAAAGACTTCTGGCATCGTAGGTCGTGACAATGGCCCCCGACCCCGGTCCACCAGTGGTGTCCACAACGTCGGTGGCATTGACATATACAGATGGCGTTGATGTATTCTCATCATATCGACAAACGACATAGTACCATTGCCCAGTAGAAAGCCCTGTTGTTTGAACATCTAGGTAATTGGCTCCGGCTGTGAAAACATAGAAATTGAGTCTGCCACCAGACGTAGCTTGCGTCTCGAGGCCATAGTCTTGCTGGTGGTCAGTCGAACCATCGAAGGCAGTTTTGGCAAGGATATTTTCCACGCCTGAGCCAGGAAAAGCGTTGATACGCAACCACATTTCCATCGTCAAACTGGTCGGTCTTAATGACGCGTCATCCGGGATCGTCACAACATCAGAATTATTATCCCAGTTCCACGCTTTTGACAACTGGCCGGCAATCAGATCCGCAGATGAAAATCCAGAGATTGCGGAGTTGTCGTTGCCATTGGATGTCAGATCAACCAACTGTGGAAGGCTACCGGATGGGTCAAGCATAAACTGATAAAACGCACGCGTAGCAGACGTGAACACATTGTGTTGGCCATGAGTCGAGTCCACAGCCTCGGCCGTGTCAGTACCATTGCTCCACACTTTGATGTAGGTCTTCGCGCCATACAGCCACACCCCGAAAATGAGGAGCAAGTATGCATTGCCCGACGAATCGGGTATGACTGCATGCGCCAGCCGCGTGGTGCCATCATCTGCCGTGACTCGCAGGTCACCACCATCACTGCGCATCAGTGCCTGCAACGACGATGACAGACTGGTGATAGGCAACACCACATCCATCGTCTGATTGGCAGTGTCGACCATCGTCTCTTTAAGAGCTATGCGATCTCGGTATGTGTAGTCACCAGGAAAAGCCATCGTCAATCCTCACTTCGTGTCCCACACCGCACGCGGCACCATGCCGTCCACGAATTCCATTGCCGCATCCGCAGGCACCACAATCTGACCACGCTGGCCAGATGTTTTGCAGTCGGTAACCGGAACCTGCTCACGTATCTGGCTGGTTAAACTCGTTAGGCTCATCGTGTGGCAGGGCGGTGTCATAATGGTGATGTGGTTCGACCGCTTATCCCGCATCGCCCATCGCCGTAAGGCACCAGCCAGCACGATACAGGCGGTCTGTTGATCCAACAGCACATCCAGCGGCAGAGACTTGCCTGCCTCCCGATACCAGCGGCTATAAGCCCGGACCAGCAGCGGCGAATGGGCACTGCTGAACGTGATTGACCCGGACCGTACTGTGGATTGAATGCCCCGGATGCGCATGTGGATGCCATGGTTATGCAGCAGTACGACGTACCAGTAAGCAATCGCCCAGCTGTGACGGCGACGGCTGATGCTGATTCTCGCCTGCTGGCTGTCACCCTTGCCCATGGACATCTCGGCGCCTGCGAGCATCACGGCGTCAAGCAGCTGATACAAGTCGCCGAAGATCAGCGAGTGTGGATGTGATCGTCCTTCGATCAACGCGTAGTACCTCCGATAGTTGGCGTGCAGTCATTCCGGTCAACATGGCCCCCAGCCCAATCAGGCGGCGTTGGGCGGGTTGACAGTCAAAGAATTCGAGAATGGCGGTGTACTCGTCGGAATCCTCATTGCTGAGTTCCGCAACGATCTGGGTGTAGGTGGGGCAATGTCCCGATGGGTGTCTGACGGCCTGTTGGTCGTAGTCCTCATAAGTGACACTGTTGGCCTGTGCCTCATGCTTGGCAGACCCCGGCGCACCATACATCGCTTTGAGCCCACGGGCGGCAGTGCGACGGATGACGGTGGCGGCAAACCCACGGAACGAATGCCCCAGATCAGGATCAAATGACCGGCAGGCGGCTAGAAGACCCTCGCCCGCCCATTCGACCGCGCGTAGTCCGTAGTGCTTGCGCAGCAGATTTTCGGCCCATGCGAGGTTTTCATCGCAGATGCGTGCTTCGTCTTCGCGGCTGAAATGGTGTTGGCATGTGGGTCCGACGCCTGGTGACGGTGACATGATTGAGATGGTCCGGCGGTGTCAGCTACCCTAACTGACAACAGGATCGATATGCACATCATATCGGCAATGCGGGCGTTGTGTCTACAGGATGTGGTGGTGCGAGTTTAATATTCGTCACCGTACTCAACTTCGTCCATCTGATCCAACCATTCTTCGTGCTTTGGATGATGAACATCCTGATATAGTTCAGGTGGCTTTGGAGGCTCATAAACCAGCTTCGACCGCTCGCCGTACAACATGTCCAACTGCTCAGGCGTGTCATCGTAGAGCCCGGGATACACAGGTGCATTGGCACTGGCTTCCTGCATGGCCGCCAACAGGCCGGTAAACAGGTCTGCTTCCCATTGGTACACCTTGCCGATCAACTCGGCGTGCTGCACCGTCAGCGACATGGCCAACATCCGATCAGCGTATGACATCGAGCCTCGCAGACGCATCAACTGACGCTCCCACAGCAGCAACTGGGCAGAACCCTCATTGATCCGATCCGATAGGCTTTGGTTGATCTCATCGCGGCGGTCAGGGTCAGACCCAGACCTGGGGATCAGCCGGATGGATGGTTCCCCATCTTCATCCAGCCCCCAGCGGTCTGCGTTGTTCGTCACCGGTCCCGGTTTGCGTGTGGTCTTTGGCATGCCCTGATTATATGGCACGGATTGTGCCACGCGCGAGACAAAAAAACCAATTTTTCTCACATGATAGACAATTGGAAAATGGTTGAATTTAGATAAATTGGAGTAAAATCATTTATCAATCGTCCAAATCATTGCCATATCGTCTTTTGCCATGGCAAAATGTTGGCAAACATGTTGGCAAATGCTTGGCAAAAGTGTGACGTCTGATGTCTGACTTCTGTCTTCTTAATCTCTTTCTTCTGAAAGAAGAGAGTTTGAGAGAAGAAAACTCTTCTTTGTCAATGCCCATGCGACTGCATTGCCCAGAAGATGAATGCCATGCTTAGCATCCTGCTTTGGCACAAATGCACCTCATTTGGCGTCTGTGAGGCAGTAGAGTGCGATATGGTGATGTTGGTGGTGAAGAGTCGCAGAATCGCTCAGAGAGCCTTGAGGTAAATTCTGCACGAATATTGGCATGCCTGGATACACCACTTCGGGTTTCTGGTCGACGAGGAAGTGCAGTGTGACCGGTTTGCGGTGACCACGTCACAGTCAGGTTGACTAACATGGTTCCCCCTTCAGGTTATGGTTGTTCGTTCTCGTTCTCGTCATCCGCTTGATTGGATTATGCAAAACTCTGCTTCATGACGCCGCCAATTACAAAGCCAGCAGCCGTAACGACATGTTCTGGTTTAATCTGGTCGCTGTCTGTTAGATCGGCAACTGTTCGTGCGACTTTTGCAATACGATCAACAGAACGGGTTGTCAGTTCGTTTTCGTCAATGGTTGATTTGAATTTCTCAAATCCTTCTGGAGCAAAATTTACATAATCTGCGACATGCCCACCGGGAATAGCTGCATTGAATGGAATGTTTGTTCCCTTGAATCGTTCGATCTGGCGTTGGCGGGCCATCTCAACTTTTTTGCGTATGCGTGGTGACTGTCCATCCTTAACCGGTGCGAATCGTTCTTCGGCACTAAGCGGGTCAACTTGAACTTCAAGGTCGATACGATCAAGAATCGGTCCACTGATTTTTGACTGATACTTTTTGACTTGCTGGGGCGAGCATTTACATTTGATTGAACCGTAGTATCCACATGGGCATGGGTTCATCGCAGCAATAAGTGTGAATTGGCAAGGATATTGAATGGTCGCTCCAACACGCGAGATTGTAATCATGCCATCTTCGATTGGCTGTCGTAGCGCCTCAAGGGTTGAAGTTGAGAACTCGGCAATTTCATCCAAAAATAGGACGCCAAGATGGGCAAGCGTCACTTCTCCGGGCATGGGAATGCCTGAACCGCCACCAACGATTGACTGTCTGCTTGCCGTGTGATGAATCGGTCGCATGGGGCGACGGGTGACCGCCATGCCATCAGACTCAAGTTTTCCGCATGCGGAGTAGATGCGTGTGACCTGTACTTTCTCTTCTGTGGAAAGCCTCGGCAGGATGCTTGGCAATGCTTTTGCCATCAGCGATTTGCCTTCACCAGGAGGTCCAACAACAAGCATATTGTGACCACCCGCCGCTGCGATGGTGGCTGCTTCTTTGGCTCGCTGTTGACCTCGTATCCGCCCCATATCAAGGCTGGATGATATGACAGGCTCAAATTGAATCGCTTCTTTGAGTGCGTTTTCAATCTTGCCAGTGCCGTTGAAATAATGAATCACATCCTCAAGTAGCGAGACTCCATAAACTGCACAGCCTTCATGTCCGGGGGCGGCCATGATCAAAGCACACTCTTTTTCGTTTCCTGCTGGCACAATAAGTTTCTGCCCGGCCTTGGCTGCGAATGCGAGTGATAAAATACCGGGAACACGGCGAACATCACCATGTAAGCCGATTTCACCCGCAATGATATAGTCACCTTCCATGTGTTCTGGAAGATCGGGAAGCAAGCCAGCGGCCTGAAGCATAATAATTGCCAAGGGGAGGTCAAGCCAAGTGCCCATCTTTGGTAAATCAGCAGGAGCAAGGTTGATTAAAATTTCAGCGTGTGGGTTGGGGATTTCATATTTTGTGAACGCGCCGACAATGCGGTCCAATGCTTCGTTAACAGAGCCACGCGCCATCCCGGAAATACTGACCGAGCTGTGCCATGAAATCGGTTTTTGGTAAACACATGTTGCACGTGCCTGAATTTCAATGATATAGCCATCAAGGCCCAAAAGGACCGCGCCATTGAGTGTGTGATCTCTCTTTGTGAGTTCCATGATTTCTCTAGGCAATGGTTGTTTGAGCATCATTCCCCCTTACTCTTTCTTGTGATGGGTGGTTAACAGGATGACCCGCTGGACTTCCTTTGGTTGCTGGGACAAGAACAGCAGGGCACGTCGCACAGCTTCCTGCTGATCAACGCCATGCTCCTGAGCAAGCTGCTCGGTGAGTTGCTTTGATTCATCATCCAAATCCGAAGTGGTTGCCGGATGTCCTGAATCGCTTACTGACGCTACGACCTGGTCCCATGTCTCGAAACCCAATGCACGGGCGATGGAAAAGAGCGTGGACAAATTTGGCTTGGCTGTCCGACCGGTTTCAATGAACTGAATGCCAGCTTTGGAAACACCAGCTACATGAGCAAGTCGTTCTTGGCTAAATCCAGCCATAGACCGCGCTAATCTGACAATTTCCGCAACTTCTGACATACGCTCATTTTCCAGTAATTTTGGTACTAATTCGACGTAGTCTCGATCTAATTTTGGTGAAAATATTTGCCAAAACACTTGACTTAGTATTAGTTTGGATTAATATTAGTCAAAACAAGTCCAAGCCAAGGAGCCAGCAAAATGCATGAAGTCACCACCGAAGTCGCAGTCGATTCACTCCGAATCACAGACAAGGTCTCGCTGGCCATCATCGAAGATTACCGACGTCGCTTGGGTGACAAGACGATGGGCAAGACTGCAACCCGCATCGTCCAAGCATTCCACGCGATGGGCGGCCAACTCGGCCCCGTCGCCTCCAATCCCCCGGAAGGGCAGGGGGCTGGCGTCAATGCCGCCCCCACGCCTTCCGCCACCCAACCAACATGACAAGTCTGCGTGGGCAGGGTTCCGATCAGGGTGTCTCCTGAAAAGAGGGTTTTACCCCTGCCCACGCTTTTACGAACCCCCCGGCCCGCAGGTCGGACGTACCCCTAAACCTACTGCGTCCGACCTGCATTTTTCCAAACCAACTTTCGAGGATGAGCGATGACACAAGCAAACGAACAACCGAAGCACACGCATGGACTGAGGAGCGAAAAGCATCGTTCCAGCCGTGATTTCTTCAGCATGCTCCATGAAATGGCAATGCTCGGCCGACGCCTTTCGGTACGCAAGCTTCCCAAGGTTTGGTGGTCTGACAACCGCACATTTCCATCCAACCCAAAGCCACGCAAGGTGACTCGTCAACTTCGCAAGCAGGCCGACAAAGCCATCGCCGAATTGCGTGCCAGCAACATCGGAAAGCCGCAACATGCAAAGGTCTGCATCAAGCCCAAGCACGTTCGCTGGATGCTCCGTCACAACATAACCGCCATTTAATCTCACATTTTCCATCCCACCACTCTAGCCCACGGATGACGACCATGGATGACACAAACACAACCAACCATCACGCCGGTGACAAGGCCAGCCGAATCCTTGCAGCGATCCACGCCCAGGTGCGCGACGCTGTCGAGTCAGGCAATCTGCCAGCCAAACTGCTGTACACCGAGCCCGGTGTGAGCCGATCCACCGTCGCCCGGATGCTCAGCGACGAGACGCCCACGCCGGAGGATCAGAAGTTCAGCACGCTCTGGTACATCATTGATCGCCTGCCTGCTGACCTGCAACTGCCGGTGATCCAGACGCTGCTCAATGGATGGGCGGTGACAGCATTGCCCAAGCGACAGATCGAAACCGATCTGGATGGCAACGGGATCGTCGATGCCAAAGACGAACGCGAAGCAGCCATGCGACTATTGGACGCTGTGAATCGCACGGTGCGCCACATCGTTGACTCGGTTGAAGACGGCCAGATCAGCAACAGCGAACATGCCATCGCCATGCGACTGCGGACCGAGATCAACGGTGCGGTTGACCAGGTGGTGCAGATCGCAACCGAGATTGCCATGAACAAAACGCAACGACGACAGGCAGGGCGGCCTGATGGGGCACGGATGTCCCTCGTCGTTTAACGATACAGCGGTCTAAACGTACACGTGACCAGCATGAGCCGGACGAGTCAATGCGATAACCGTAAATGAGGGTGGTCAGACAGAAGCTCTCACGCATCAACGCGGCAAGTAACAGTGCAAATCAGAGTGCGTGACAGCCGGGAGAGAACCGGCATTGAAAACAACCAGGCGCATGATAGCCAACGTCAGTCATGCAATGCCGAAAACAGTATCGTTGGCGTCGTGGCCCCGGACGGATACGGGGCGTTTGCGGGGCGCGGTTAACGACCAAGCCAGTTCAATCTGGCACGCTCCATTGAAATGAAAGGAAAAATCAATGCAAGACGAAAATTATGAATCCAAGCACGAATTTTCATGCAGTGTCAAACTCACTCCTTTGGGAACTGCTTTGCACATTACAGTGTGGCTCTTTCTGTCCTTTATGTTCGTGTGGCTATTCAATATCCATCGTGATGATTGGGCTCGGAATTTCTTGATTATCTTTGCGATCCAAAGCGCCTTGGTTGGTTTTCTGAATTCTCGTTTCAGCATTTCCCACCTAACGTCAAAGCAATTCATCATCAATCTGAAAAACGACTCAGAAGATCAGGATGGTGCAGCATGACACCCACAGAAATCGAAAAACAAATCCGCGAAGCAATACCACAAAACATCAGTATTGAAGCAAGTGGCGATCCACTTATCTGGCAGGCGAGCATCGACGGAGATAGCGTTGACTTGATAAGACTCACCAACTTGCCACACATCAAACTGTGCAGCGTTCACAGGCGTGTTTCTGACGGAGTCCTGGTATTGACTGGATTTGCATGCAGACACGAACAGGCGGTGCAACCATGACACACACCGCATCAACAGAACATCGCATGCCGGTTGATACAGCACAGATCAGTGATGACGCACGGTTCGCGGCGATGATGGATGAGACGGACAACGACGGATTCCCGCTGGTTGCTGGTGGATCAGGCAACGACGCAGTAAGCGGATCATTGATAGCTGTCACGCTGGGTGTCATGGCAATCGTGATCGGCTTCACCATGGGTTTCATCGGCCTCTGCTACTGGGCGGCTGGCAATACACCGCGATGCCTGTTCCTGATGTCACTGATCTTTGTTGCTGCGGCATTGGCTGGTGTGATGTTGCACAAGATCAACAACGGGGAGGTGAAGCTGTGATTTACGCATTTATCAAAGAGGCTGCGTATCAACTCCGTGGCTATTCGGACGACATCCAGGAAAAGCATGTCGGTCCACTATCACAATCCATGCGTGACGCTCAGCTGCAAAACATTGATGACATCGTGATTGCATATCACATCGGTCTTAAAGGCGGCATCGGGCGGTGTCCGAATTGTGGCCACGACCACCTCAATGCTGGCCGAAAATCATCGATTGTGTGGTCCATCGACTGCCCTGAGTGCTTTTACGAACTCGTGAACGTCGACCCGGTCATATTGATCAACATCCACCAGAGACTTGTCAAACAGGCGGGATTTGAGGTGAAGCTGTGAACCAGACCGAGCAACAAATCATTGATGAGCTTCTGGAAGCCATTCGCACCGTCAATGCGAAGTTTGACGAGGTGCGAAAAACTGGCTTGGAAGTCGAAGCATACATACATGATGTGCCCATGCACATGATTGGTGAAATCCATCCAACTGTAATAACGACGTTGCATTGCAAAGTGACTAAAAGGTTGGGTGGCATATGAACCGAACCGCCATCAAACCAAAGTCTCACGATGTTGCTGAAAAAGTATCGGAAATTCTGTTCGGTGATCGTCGGTGGATTGATGAAATTGTAAGTGTTCTTGAATTTGAATATAGCAATGAAACACGACTGCAAACAAAGATCGAACAACTCGAAATCAGCCTTGAAACCGCACATCGGGAATACGAACTAATCAAGAAATATGGGAGCAAATGAGATGATCAGCAAAGGGATGACAATCGAAAACATCGGGCCAATCAAACAACTAGCGATCAAGTGTCCAGCTGAAGGAGGTGTTGTTGTGCTGCGTGGCCGTAACGGATACGGCAAGACACATGCGCTCGAATCTGTCGAAGCGCTGACAACTGGCAAAGGCAAGCTTCAAACGCGTGATGATTCGCCGACTGCCGGTCGCGTGAATGGCCTCGGGGCAATGATCCATGTCGGTGCCAAAACCACACGCGCCGGTGAGGTTGAGGTGTCAAGCCTTGAAGGCAAACTCAACATAGCCGACCTGGTTAACCCTCCGCTCAAGGACCCAGCAGCAGCCGACCGTCAACGCATCAAGGCTCTGATCAGCATCACCGGTGTAGAGCCGACCGCCAAAGCATTTGCAGACGTGATCGGCGATGAGATGGCCGACTATGTCTCTGCCGCCACATGGGCTGGCAAGGACATGCTTGAAGTTGCGTCCCAGGCAAAGCGTGACTTTGAGAAAGCGGCTCGGAACAAAGAGAACGAAGCTAACCTCAAAGAAGGCCAAGCCAAGGCCCATGAGGAATCAGCAAGCGGCGTGGATATGTCTGGGGAGTGTGATGAGCAGCAGCTCCGCAACGCCTGCACGATGGCATCTGGAAACCTGCGTGTCCTCCAGGAGCGACAGTTGGCAGCGGAACGGTCGGCTAAGCAACTGGCTGAAGCTCGTGATATGCTCGACCGCGTCAAATCGAATTACACTGGCATGACGATAGATCAGGCAACGAGCCGCATTACTGCACGCAAGACCATTTTGGAAAACGCAAAAACCCATGTGGCCGATCTTGAACGCAAATTGGCTGAAGCCAAGTACGACCAAAAACAGGCAACTATCGACCTCGACTCGGCGATGCGTGAATTGACTGCCGCCGAAGAATACACCGAAACCGTGGCCATGTACGAAGCGGTGCTCGAAGGCACGGCAACCAAAGCCCCGGATGCTGATGAACTTGAAGCTGCACAACAGGCCATGGACGATGCAAGCAACGCTCTCGAACAGGGCGCTCTCATCCGCAACGCGATGACAAAACTCCGTGAAGCCAAGGCCGCACGCGACCAGGCCAATGTGGCAGCCATCACCGCCCAACGCCTCCGTGACTCTGCAAATCTCATCGATAACGTTCTGTCTAACGCCATTAAGAGTGACCTGCTTTTCATCAAGGATGGCCGGTTGTTCACCAACCACCACGTTCGCGGTGAAACGCTGTTTTGCGAACTCTCCGAAGGTGAACGCTGGACATTGGCATTTGAAATCGCTGCTCCAATTGTTGGTGAGCATGGCATCCTGATCCTCCCGCAGAATTTCTGGGAAGGATTGGATCCTGAAAATCGCGCCCATGTCGCTGAACTGGCACGCAAATACAAGATCGTGGTGCTGACCGCCGAAGCGACAACTGGTGAACTTCGGGCAGAACAGTTTGAAGGGCAGGTGGCGTGATGGAGATTTCAGATCAGCACAATCTATTCCAGTTACGTGATGAACCAACCAATGAAGCTGTTGGGTTCACAGAAAACACTGGAAAAATCATGTTTGTCGGCAACGGAAAAGTCTTAGCAGATGTTGATCAAGCTCATTTGTATGCCATGCGACTGATCAGAATGTGCAATCGAATTAAAGGCACTGAACGCAAATGACTATTGACCATGACAAACTTTACACACTCGTCCGCGAAATCGACGCATGCGGTATCGACCTGACGGATTGGGAGATCGAGTTTATCTCCAATCTGATCGACAAAGACATTCACACGTTCACGTCAAAGCAGGCTGAACGTATCTATAAAATCGAAGAAGACAGGATGGGATAACAATGGTACTCAGCGCAACTGAAATCGAACAACGTCACCACCGTGTCGGTGCATCCGACGTCGCAACAATCCTCGGAATGCCGACGTTTCGCAACCGCAATGCCTACACCACATGGCTCGAGAAGTGCGACATGCTTGAGCCTGAGAAGCGTACCAGTGCGTCAATCAGTGCAGGCAATCGCCTGGAACCGGTGGTGCTGGACTATGCCGAAGAACAGTACGGCGAGCTTGTCAGGACCATCGATGAGAATGGCAAGGAAACCCGCAGCGTCGTCGTCTGGGACAAGCAAGGCGCTCCGATTGCATCAACACTGGACGGCCAGGTCAAAGCCAACGGTCGGCCTGTTGAGGCAAAGACCAGCGGCATCGAAGGCCCGATTCATGGTAACTGGGGCGAGGCTGGTTCGGATGAAGTGCCTGACGGTTACATCATTCAGTGCCAAACGCAACTGCTTTGCACCGGTGCCGACCTTTGCCATCTTCCTGCACTGCTAGGTTCTCGCGGTTTCGTCGAATACCTGATCGAACCCATCGATGAACTCATGAAGAAAATCCGCGATGTCTCCACAGACTTCTTTGAACTCTACGTCATCCCACGCCGTGACCCGCGTGAAGACTGGGCTGATCGCCTGGTCAACGTGCATGGCATCAACATCGAAGGCGATCCATGCGAGCCACAACTCGACATCGTCAAGCGCTATCGCAAGGTGCCCAACAAGGTCGTGCAGATCGACGACGTGGACATGATTCTGCGATGGCAGGATGCTCGCCAGGCCCGACTTGACGCTGAGAAGATCGAGAAGCTTGAGCAGGCCAAAGTACTTGCCGCAATGGGCGATGCCGAAGGTGCTGATCTGCCTGGCGGCATGTCACTGACGCACTTTATGCAGAACGGTGCAGCCAGCATCAACCGCGACCAGATGAAAGCGGATGGCGTGTATGAGAAGTATGCCACCGCCAACCGTTTTCGTGTACTCCGACTCAAGACCCCTAAGAAAGGACGTTGAATATTATGACCACTGCAATCGCAACAAGACGACAAGATGACTTCATGGAACTCAGTGGACCTCCCGCAGTTCCAGTACAGCGCGTGCAAACAAACTACACAACGGCAATGGCTGTTCAGCAGCCGCGTGAACTAGTTCGTGTTGAGCGTTCATCGATTCAGGAATCTGAAATGATCGGTGCGGATGGGTTCTATGCCTGGGGAGCAGGTAAGGACCGCATTGAAGGTCCATCCAAAGACCTGGCTATGACACTTGTCCGCTGCTGGGGCAACTGTGCGATTGACCTTGGTGAAGTTCAAGATCTGCATGATGCCTGGATTTTCACCGCGACATTCGTCGACCTGGAAACGGGCTTCACGCTCGCGCGTCAGTTCCGGCAAAGCAAAAGCTGGACAGTGTATGGCAAGATGGATGCTGCACGGAAGGAAGATATCCGATTCCAGATTGGTCAATCCAAGGCTGTGCGTAATGTTGTGCTCAACGTGCTGCCCAAGTGGTTGGTGCGCCGTGCGATGGATGCATGCAAGGGCGGCGTGCGCGAGAAACTCGAAGCTTCAATCGAAAAGTTTGGAATGGATAAGGTCATTGGCAAGGCAATGGATCGTCTGAATGCACTTGGCGTTGACGAACCACGTGTGTTGTCAGCTATGGGGCGTAAGGCTCTGCCTGCATTGACCATTGAAGACCTTGTCATCATCCATGGCAACATCGCTGCTCTTGAATCTGGATCAGACACCATTGATGCAGTTTTCCCGATCCCGGAAAGCAGCGTTGTCGACAATGGCAAGTCAGGCGCCAAGGCTCTGACAAGCAAGTTGACTGGCAAGCAGAGCGAACCGGCTTCTTCCAACGAACCTGCACTCGATTCCCTGCTCCCCGAAAACGGATTGTCGATGCTTGACGAACTGTTGGACTATGCCGTTGGCGCGATGGGTTGCACATTGAATGGCGCAAAACGCCGTTTGATCGATGCTGCCAAACAGCATTTCGACACCGGTGACCTTAATGCTCTCAACGACGATCAGATCGGCACTCTGTACAGCATGGTGTCAGATAGCAAGATTTAGCAATACCCAACCTGCACCAACGCTGCTGGCGGTCAGTGGCGGCAGGTCTTCACCCCGCATGGTGGGCATGACGCAGACCTCACGCTGCTGATTGCTCCTGGGATCGTTTCCCGGGCGGGGAATTGAAAGGAAAGTAATGAACGAAGAAACAGAAATGTGGAAAGCATTCAAGGCAGATTCCAAGCGTAACAGAACGTGCGACCGTCAGGCGCGTGCTGAAAAAAATATTAAAACGATTGATCATGCAATTGCTTTGGCAAGTGCAAATGGCATGAGATTGATAGTCCGCAGTACGTTTTTGCAGATCGAGCCAATAGATCGAGCGTGGTTGCTGAACCTGTACCCGACAAACGGCAGGTTATATGCAGATCAAAATCGTCTATCGCGGCCACCGTATTTGGATTTGCCTGATCAGTGGTGCATTCTTGATGTCGTTAAAAAACTTATTGAGTTAAAAAAATGATCTACGCAATCACAACAATTTTCGGAACAACATACGCAATGCTGACAACTATCTGCATTGCAACGGTTGTACCCGAAGACATTGTAAGCGGCAGTGTGGCAGCCCTAAAGAGCCCGGATGGTAAGCCTCCTTGACAAGCGTCAGGGTGATGGCCTGCATCAAACTTTTTGGCATGGCAAGTAAGCCATGAACCACATGTGCACACGGTCGAGACGCGCGACGCCGGAGACGTAACCGGCATAACAGGGCGTGGCGGAATGGTAGACGCTTTTGCCTTGGTGATACTCGACAAGTGGATTCCTTTAGATTCACAGACTCGCGTCAAGGTAAATAAAACACGTGCGGTAAAGGTCGATGTGTGCAGGTTCGAGTCCTGCCGCCCTGATTAACAACTTTCAAAAAGGAAACCACAATGAGCAATGAACAGAAACAGTACACCAACAGCGAAATTTACATGGCGCATGAAATAGATGATTTCATGGACGAGCATTCGGACGCAAACGAGTTTGACCTGATCGCAATCAACGCACCAATCGAAGGAATGCCAGGTCGCATCTGCATGCAGACGGTTGCGGTTATGCAAGATGGGTACAACGAGACTGACGCCATGCTGCTGAGCCGTGCATGGAACTCTTATCGCAAAAACTTCGCCGACCCGGTAGCCGCAGCAGAGCAGGACATGGTGGGCGAGATGGTACAAGTACTTAGGAGCATTTGTAGCAATTCAGTTCATGTAGACATTGGAGATGCTGATTGCTATGCGATCAGCTGCGAATCTTATGAAGCAATTCGCAAAATCCTAGCCAAGACCAAGTAACCATGGGGCGCGGTAATCAGGCCAACGCCGGTTCGACCCCGACACGCTCCATTTAGCCTCAACAACCCAACACATGACCAACAACACAGCGTGCCAATGTCGGTACGCGCAGAACAAGGAGGATCAGATGATCCAGAACACCGTTACCGAATCCGAACCCACAACCCATGAAACCACGGACGCCGCACCGTTGCCCGAGGAACAGCACGGCCCGCAACCGGCCGATGAACTGACTGACGTCGATGACCATGTCGAAACGGAAGACCAGGTCACTGACACCGAAGATGATTCGCCCGATGATCCTGATGTTGAGCAGGAGGAAGTTGACGCTGCGGAAACTCCCACGCCAGCCAATGTCAGTGAACCCGTCGATGAGCTTACCCC